TTGCGCTGTACCGCCGCAGGGGTGCTCCCGCAGTTCATGTCGGAAACAATCGCCGAGATACCACCGCAAGGCATCGACCCATCGAAAGTATACACAACCGGATCCGCACCGCCGCCAGACTTGATAAGCCCCGCACTGACAAGCAGTTTACCGATTGTAGGCTCGACCGTAGCATCACCGCTATGTGTCAAGGGAGCCTTACCGCTAAAAGTCACCTTGTACTGTCCCGACCGCATCTGCCCCTCATGGAGTGAACCGTTTGCGGGGTTCCCAAGGTTCGCCATTCCATAGTCGATCTCCGGTGTTGCCACATCGTAAATCTCGATGTTATGGTCTGCCGCAAGCGGTGCGTTGTAAGTGCCTGCGGTTCCTTCGGCTTTAAATGCCACTATCCTGTTTTGTGTTCCGTATTCCGTTGCCATTTGTCAACTCCTGTTCTGTAAATATTCAACTTCGAAATTTATATTCATTCTGACGGGGGCGTATATGCCCTCTGTCTCCACATCCTCAAAATCCATTCCAGTATACCGAAACGATTGCGCTCCGGCATCACCTGCCGCATTGTAAACCGTCCCGAAGATTACTTTGACATCTTCAAGTACCGCTTCCATCTCGTCTTTGACCGATTCCTTGACAATATCAAGGTCTACATTGGAGGTTCCCTTTTTATTGTACACATAAAGCGCAAATGACCGCTTTTGGCGGTACTTCGTCACTCCGACATAGTTTGACCCCACATCCGTATTTTCCTCATCCTGCGAGGCTACTATGATGTATTGGTCGATATCCCTTGATAGTTTGCGATTATTGGCGACAGTGTAGTCGCTGTCTTCCAACATCTCAATAATTGCTGATTTAATATCAAGCCATGCCATCAGTACACCGGAACCATTCTGATAAATGACTGTTCGGACAGGTTGACATTCAGAATATTCTCATATGTCAAGTCCGATTTTGCGGTATTGCGTTCGCCTGTGTAGAAATCAAGTTTCGACTTGTAAATATCGGCAACATCACCCATTGCCCCGCCCCAATAATCTGAAAGCAGTTTCCAATATATCCAAAATATTGCATAGTTAATAAGCGCCGGAGAGGTTATAAAACCACCATTGTCAACGGGAATCTGATCCGGTTGTATTCCCCTTGCAATGCAGACATTTTTTATCTCATTGTCAAGCAGTTCAAGTTGGGTGTCGATGTTCTCCCGCTCCGCAATATCCTTCACATGAAGGTCGGTGATCCAGTCAGTATTAAAGAGCATCCTGCAATTCCTTTTTTATAACTACCTGTATTCTGTTTTTCATAACGCCGATATATTTATCCCATGCCCTTACGATAAAATGGTCGGCAAGTATTCCGTATCCCTTTTTCGGTTGTGTCGGGGTGTAGGCGTTTGCCGCTTTACTTCTGCGATATCCTTTATAAGTACCCTCATGCAGAAAAGTCCCGTAGGATTTTCCACCTTTCGTAATTGTCAATCCGTCATCAAGTCCCAGTGTGAGTTTCATATCTTTCAAATCAAAGTCTGTGCTTCTTTCAAGGTTTCCGCTTTGGGATGTGTACTCATGGTCTTTTTTAGCCATTAAAGCCATTTTCTCACCGTAAATCCCCATGATTTTTTTTACTTGGGCGACCCACCCGGCGTTTGGGTTCGTCAGTATTTGGAGTGCTTTCTGCTTGTCCTTCAGTCCCGATACTCTGATCATTGAAAGGGTTCTCACTCCATCCGAGGTTCAGCCAACCGTCAAGGTCGACATTGTAAATCTCTCTGCTCTGTCCGTTTTTGTAAATTACTTTATCCATCTTTTCCCCTTCCGAAAAGTAAAGGAGGGGTTTTTACACCCCTCCGATTTATCAAGGTGCTTCGCTGTTTGCTGCGGCGTCAATGATGTTCCGCAGGCGATACGCTGACCGCTTGGTCTTGATGATGTAGTTATTATCCCACTCAACAATATACCCGCTGTCAACCTTGTTCGGGTCGGTGTAGACCAGTTCAAGGGGTGCAGTCTGCGCTCCGACAACACCAGTGTCACCAAGTGACAGAACATAAACGGAAGAGGTGTCACCTGCCTCGGTAAATCCAAGGATTTCCGCTTCGGTATTGTCTTCACCCGCAAGCAGGATAGGAATACCGTTGTAGGTTGCAGGAGACTGTCCGTAGTTTGCAGGGGTGTAATTGACATTTGTGGATGTCTTTGCAGCCTGCATGAGACGAGCCGCAACACCTGCGCCCATCACGATTACCTTGTCAGTTCCCCGAATGTCAAGGAGGATTTTGTCAAGGGCGTAAAGGTTGATACCGCCACCAAGGTTGTCAACAGACTGCGATCCACTGATACGGGTCTGAAGTCCGGTGAAACTGTTGTTGTTTCCATCACCTTTGTAGAATGCTGCATTCCAAGTACGGGCGAAAGAACTGATCAACATGGTCTGCTGTGTAACGACACCGTTCATGTCACCACGCTTGAGTAGCACTCTGTCAATTTCAACTTTTCCACCACCGACTTTAAGGTCTTCGGAAACCTTCTCGGTCTCTCCGGTAGTTGCAACAAATTCAGTTCCAACGGCACGCCAAGCGGTCGTTGCTGCGGTCTTTTCACGGACCCAACTGATTGCGCCACCGACCGTGTTCTCCCATTTGAGAGACGGCAGACGTGCGCCAAGGTTCTGCGAATCACCGAGGATCGGTGCATTCATGGTAAAAATCTTCACGACTCCTGCGAGTTTCGGGTCTTTGACCTGCACGGAACGCATATATTCCGCAAGTGATACTCCCATTTTTTTCTCCTTTGTTAAACAAAAAGCCGACCTGTCGTATTTGACAAGTCGGCTCAACCATTACTTGAATTGTGTCCCGCAAGGCTCTACCGTGCAGGTATTTACAGAAATAATACTAAAATGTTTCTACTTTGTCAAGGATTTTTCTAATTCCATACGAAATATTTCCGATGGACTCATTTTGTCAATGTCAATATTCGGGGTATTATACCCGCCCTGTGACCGACTGGGAGGCAAGCCCGACCCCCTGCCGGATGGCAGAAGATTCTCGGCATATTCCTTTTTCAGAATGTCAAGTGCCTGCTGTTTCTGATAAATACCTTCGGCGGTTTCATATATCACCACCCCGTTTTCATCGTACTTGAAAGCACCCTTCGAAACGAGGTTATCGGCAAGAACCCCCCCGAACTTGCCGAAAACCCCCGATAAATCACTTGAAACCTCGGTTCTCAACTTGTCAAGCCGTGCCTGTTTGCTGATACTTTCCTTTTCCGTCCGCTCCTGCATCACGGTCTGATTTAGTGCCTCCATCTGTTTCTGCAGTTTTGAAAGGGTTTTTTCCATATCAGTCTTCTCTGCGCCGGCAGTTTTCAACTTGTCAAGGTCATCAATGTCGATTCCCGCATCGTCAAGTTTTGCCTTGATCTTCTCAAGGTCGCCGATTTCCTTTGTCAATTTGTCAATTTTCTTCTCGGTCAGCCTCGATTTTGCGTCAAGGTCGTTGTATACCTTGAGTTCTTCCTTCAGCATTTCGATGATTTCCGCACCGCCATGCACCTTCTCAAGTGCCTCGTAAACCTTTTTCATTTGTCAACTCCCTTCGTTGTTATAAACTCCTGCGGCAATTTAGCCGCAGTACTCTCTATCACTATCCCATGCTTTCGCAATCCGTCAATATATTTGCTCTTATATTCCGCATCCTTGCCAATCATCGCCTTACGCTTGGCTTCCGGTTGTTTGTCGAGGAACCGCACCGCCGAGGCATTGCTTGTCTTCGGGGGGGTGTCCCCGTAATATGCCGTAAGAGTACAGAGACACATCGGGTGAGCAGGTAATGCCGGAAATTCACCCTTCTGATATACTCCCCCGTTAAATTCAGCGTAGAAATCACACTCATCCGGCACGGGGTGACGGCTTGACAAACTCCAACGGAACCCAGTGATAGCGTCATCCTGCTCAATACGAGCCATAAACGCTTCAGAATACGCCTGTGACATCTCCGTGCGGGCAATCCGGTCGGCATTATAGTTAATTTTTGCTTGTGCCGCCTTCTCAATTGCCCGTGAAACCGCTTCCGGCGAGCGGGATTCAACCGCCTTGATTATCCCCTCATATGCCCGTTTCAGTTCCTTGGTAGGTGCCCCCCCTGGGGAAAGCCTTTTGACATACCGCTGTGCATCCCGTGTCAGTTTTGCAATCTCCGATTGTGTCGCTCTTGGCAGGTCAAGCCGTTTCGCTGCAGCAGACAGGTCGGTTATCACCGAAGCCACATCTGAAACTTTGTCAACCTTCCGGATCTCTGCCGATAAGTTCTTCCATGTAGTACCGTTTTTTATCTGCGTTTTGACAGTATGCGAGACCAGTTTTTCCGCTTCTTTGGTGTTGTCTCGGATAATCTTCGACAATGTAACGCCGGAATATGTTTTGTCGAACATCCGCTTTATGTAATTGTCAACCGAAGCCACCCCAAGATTATCACCAAGCGCAAACTCTGCAGCCTTTAAGGTGTTTTTCGCCACAATATCGGATACTGCCGCAGTATATCCGGCAGATTCAAAAGCCCGTTCAACAATTTCGTTTACCTCTGACATTGGTGTGTCAAGCGACAATTCAGATAATTGCTCCAAAATAGATTTATTTAAAACCCTTAATTCAGCAATTATCTGTTTATCAAGGTATTGTAGATAAGTATCTACCTGTTTAGGATTTTGATTCAATCAATCGCCCTGTTTTTGAGTTCTATCTCGTCAATCAAGGCTTTTTCATCCTTGACGGTTGCCATCGGGTCGATTGTCAATCGGAGCCTCCGCAATGCGTCAATCTTGTTTTCAGAAAGTCCCTCGGCAGTGTAGAAATCCACGAGCCGAAGCATTTCGTCAACTGACAACCGAGGCACTGGTGTAAAGTCAACCGGATACTCGCTGTACGATGTCCACTCTCCGGTATCACCCATGAACACCTTATAGGTTTCATATAGCCATTTGTCAAATTTAGTCTGCAGGGTGACGGTATGTTTTAGATTCGTATTTGTAGCGTTGAAGGTATAACTCTTTGCGATACCGGATTCAGTCCCGATTTGTGCGGTCTGAACAGACACACCGGAATCGCTCATTAGGTCATACATCTGCGCCGTGACCTCTGCAATCCTTTCTGCATGAAGCCTTGGCAGATCCGCCGGCGGGGAAAGGAACTGTGGCTGAAATATCGACCGCTCTGATTCCGAAATGACAAGCGCATTGTCAACCCCGTTCGGAACTGCATCGATATTCCCCTGTATGGCAAGGATGCTATGTGCCTGCTTGTCAATCACATAATCGAGTTTACTACCCTTGTCGTAAAGGTAACACCCCACCGAAGCGATATCATAATGTGACGGAAACGGCTTATAGTTGTCAATATCATCGGGTCTCTGCGTGAAAAACGGGTATACCGGAAGGATTCCAAGGTTATTGGGTGCCTCGTAAACCACTACGAAACTGTCATCCGTACCCTTGTCAGATGCAAGCAGCGCCCATTTGTCAAGACCGATATATCTGCGGTAGTATGTCCCGTTCTTCTTGCCGTCATCAAACAGGCAGGCGGTCAATGCACCCTTCTCATCCGTGGTATACTTGACAAGTTGCATGATGGTCTTATGGTACAGAAACGGCTCGACATCACCTTCTGCCATGTCCATAATGGCAAAACTGACATCATGGATAAATGCCGATTTATTAAGTATCTTCTGAAAATCAATCTTATTCAATCCAGAACCCGTGACATTCTCGCAGAAGTCAAGGTATAAATGCTCGTCAACCATGTTTCCTTCGGGTGTCTGCACATAGGTTTTTATCTCATGCTTAAATATCGGCTTCCACTGTGCATCGATGAATTTTTTGAAATGGTTCAAATAAATTGACATTGCGCAACGGGTTTTATAGAAATTCTCCGAAGCATTGGCAATCAGATAGGAAGTGATATCGGTTTTACCGGAAAATCCCCCGTTGCCGTCATAGGCTTCCTGCAGGAACTGGTGCGGGTCTACATCTCTGTAATCGGTATACGCCGCTGTTGATTGACGGGATGCAACTGCCCCGCCCTGTCGTTTAGATTCCGCTCGGTTTATCGGGTCAATTGCCATAAGTCCTCCACTAATTAAATGCCAATGGTAAACTGAATATAATCTA